TATGCCATTATCCTCTTCTCCCGTCGGGTTGTATATCTAATCTAAAAGTTCCTAGTTTCCAATTCTCTGCAGATGAAGTGTTTGCTATCTTAAGCGCGATTGATCTGGCTCTGACGCGAGTATCCACTTTATCACTAGACGATGTGATTGTAAAGCTCGTTGTAGTAGCACTATCGTTTGGAAAATTTCTGGTGATTAGGCTTACCTGTGTATCACCAGTTTGAGTAATAAAATCAGGTACAAATCTTCGTATCTTCATAATGTATTCACCGTCTCCTCTAAGGTCTGGCATGCCTATTACTTGTCCCTGAGAGCTTCTTCTTTGCGTAATATCAAAATCACCTGAAGTAATACTTCCAAGTACAGCAGTAATGACTCCACCAGAGTCTACCTGGTCGGTCCCTGTTTCCTGTTCATAGTATATAGTGGTACCATCTGTGTTGCCGGTAACATCAAACGATGCATTATCGCTATCATCATAGTTACACGCATGAGGTTTATCAAACACTGCCGAATCGGCCCATGCAGTCCTGTCTAAGGTACCCGTCGTCCAGATAGGTCGTTTATGCATTTTGGATTCTACATAGCTGTAGGTTACTACTCGATCCACCACCTCTGAACCTGTACTACAATAGAACCATTGAATTTCTCCGAACAAGTTATTTAATCCACAGTTAACTAGGTCTTTAGGAGTTGAATTAAGTCCATCATAAACAAAGTCTTCTACTAAACAAGGCATTGATTTTAACTGACCATCGTAAGCAAAGAAACCATTCTCTGACATCCAGTAAGAGGTACCATCAACTTCTACAGACGCATTCTTTCCTAAAAGACCACAGTTAGTTCCTGCCTGTTCAAACGAGAAGGTAAATGGTTGGCCTACGAATCTCATTAAAAACAAAGCCGTATCAGTCCATACATAAATGGCATCCCGACCTCTTTTAGCTCCCATAATTACTGAGCCTGCTGCAAGTCTTTGTGTGCCGGCTGTATTAGTGGCTGTAACAGTATAAGAATCAGCAGCATCAATACTTTCCTGGTTAGACCATCGGATGTACATATCATCTTGTGTTCCTCCGGATCCAATAGTTGTTTCGGTTCCAAAAAATACTAAGTGCCTGTCGGGTGTTGAAACTAATACATGACGCGATGCAGTTGGAGTATTGGCTATCCGCGTGGCTCTTGTAGAAGTAGACCCGGTCGCATCCCATTCGAAACATGAGCCATTATAAATTAATGCTATTAATTTTGTTCCGTAGTTATCCAGAACCCATAGGCCTGGATCAATTGTATAATCTGCAGAAGAAGCTTCGCCCCATGCAACGTAGTCTGTGATATTAGTGACAGTTACTCCAGAGGTATGAGCAGCTCTTGTTGTTCCATTAACTGCACGCGCTCCTCCACTTAAAGTATTTGTTCCTGTATCATTAGCGGTGTAACTTATATCTTCTGTTCCAATTCTAATTTCTCCTGATGTAGGAAAAGCCGCAGAGCTGGTTAGAACGACATCGGTAGTAGCATCATCAGGAAGTGTTGTTGCCAGAGTAGTAGTTGCAGGACCTGGAGAAGTTCCAGACCATGAACCGGTTCCCCAACCATAACCCCCTAATTGTTTAGCAGGTCCTACTGAATAATAACATAAGACTGAAGCTGAACCACTGGCAGCCAGAGGTGTTCCTGATTCAACTACGTCCATTGTAATTTCAAAAGTAAGAGAGGTAGGCACCGACGTTACCATAAATTTTGTGTCTTCAAAAGTAGCGTTGGTAAAAGTGGATCCTGAGAGACCGGTCACTGCATCAAACAGAACGATATCGCCATCATTTAAGCCATTAGTTCCTGAGGATGTTACGGTGACAGTTGTTGAAGAACCGGTACTTGTAAAAGTACAGCCTGTAAGCGTTACTCTAATAGGGTGTATGTCATAGAATATACCCCCTGAATAAACATATAAAATTCTGTTAGTGCCTATGGCCGCATATTTAATACCAGCATTATCATCCCAATGATGAAGTGCCCTTCCTGCACCAGTTAATTTATCAGCCCCTAACTGTTGCCAACCCCCTATTTTTTCAGGAGTACCATATCTGAATCGAACATTATCACCATCAGACCATTGGCCTTCAGCTCCGGTTTCTGTGACTTGTTTGTTGAATCCTGGTAAGAACCCTAATTTTTGTAGCATATTAAAACCTATTTATTATCATTTATACCAGATCTAAGGGGAATTCAAATGTTAAAAGCAGGAGACGTCTGTGGTGGAGTTGCCTCCTGCCAGACTATTTTATAAACTATTTTTTAGGGACTGTAAAGCCTTTATACCATGCCGGAAGTCCTAAGAAAGGACGCCCATCAAATTTATTTGTTTTAGCGGTTTTCTTTTTAGAATTGTTATAATGCAAGAAAACTTGTCCGCAATCTTTACCAGGAAAAGCTTCTCGCCAATGTTCGAGATCACATCCAGAATAAAGTAACATATCACCTGGTTCTAAATCTACTTTGATACCCGCTTGACCTTTTTTACCAGTAGGATCTAGATAAAGTGGCCACGGATCTCCCCCTAAATGTAAGGTAGTGGAGACTTCACAGGAGTATCTATCTTTGTGCCGATGAAGAACATCTCCAGTCTTATAAATCCTGGCATAAGAATAAGTTTCATTTAATTTATATCCCGTTTCTTTTTCCATCTTTTCTCTTAAAGCTTCTAACAATGTTTCCATTACTGTATCGGAATAATGAGAGTAGGTATTGGGAACTTGGTTATCATTCCATATTCCCCAATATTCTGTAAAGGGTGAGATATATTTTTGATCAAATAAAAATCGAGCTACTTGTCTTTTCTTTAAAAAATAAGAATAGACAAATGAAGCTAGTTCTTTTGATATCGCTCCTCTTAATACTTTATATTTATCCTTTTTGAATGGCATTAATCTTTTCCTTCTATACTAGTTCCTTTGAAAGGGTCAAATCTAGTATCTCTATTGTGCTCGCTATACTTTTTCTTCTTCTCTAATTTATGATTTATCAACGTTTCAACAAAATCTGAATTATGTTTTTTAGGATGTTGTCCTAGCGTTGCATGAATATATGCAGCTCGAACGGGATCGATGTCCTTTAGTTTAATGATATTAATTACTTTATTTTTTTTGGACATTTAATACTCCTTTAGGTATTGCTTGACAGTTCCAATGTATAAACCTAAAGGGTTCATAACCCATATCCACTGCATACATATGAGGCATGTATGAGGGAAAGAATATCATTCTTCCAGGTTTTACTTCATAATTAATTTGATGACTAGCATAACTTATTTTAGTCGTATCTTTTTGAGGTAAAAGATTCATCATGTTCCCTGATCTTGGGTCTTCAAATATTGGTCTTGATGTTCTTTCACTAGCTTTTAAAAAATAGAATCCGGACATATGGCCGTTCCAATGGGTGTGTAAACTATGCTGACCTGCACCTTTTTTAGCAAATTCTTGTACCCACATTTCCGTAGTAAACAATTGATAATTAGTTAGATCAAAACCCATCTCTACTAAAAGATTATGCGCTGTGGCACCTATGTAATTAGTTAATTGATTAAAGTTAGGGTCTGCAACTAAAGGAGTTGAATGAAATACGTGCCCCATGTCTCCTCTATCTCCAAACTTTTTATTTCTTTTAGCTATGTCTTTTTTTAAATTTTTCTTTGCTGCTTCAATATATTTATCAGAAGCTTTATTTAAATCCTCCACAAATTGAGGGACGTCTGCAAACCATATGGGGCATTTAAAATATTCTTCTCTGTTTAATTGTGTTGGAAATGTTGCAGAACTTCCGCAAGATATTTTATCTAATTCTTTTTGAATTCTTTTTTTCATTTAAATGGCCATCCTAAACTCCACATGACTAAACTATGTCTGATTCCTTTTTTAACTGGACACACTCTATGCCACACGAATCCAGGAAATACAACCAAGGATCCTTTAGGTAATATCTCTTTACACTTTCTAATGTTTGGTTTTTTATCAGGATCTAAGTTTCTAAAATCAAATTCTAATTCTCCTCCTGTATAATCTTTTTCATCCGATAAAGTTAATGTTACAGATAGTTTTCTAATTTTTCCATTAGAAGGATCACCAGCTTGTCTTTGATAAGGTTTATCCCAGCCATCACAATGCCAGTCATAATACTGTCCTTTTTTATATTGTGTAAATTGACAGTTTTCTGAAAAATCCCACTGGTAATTCCATCCTGCAGCAGCATTGGCTTTATGAACATAAGGTTGAATTTCTTTATAAATCCAACGATCATTCATCCATACAATATTGGAATCTCTTTTCTTTTTTAAATCTTTAATTTGTTTTGAATTTAATTTTTTATCTCCAAAACCACCTGTTATTGCCATTTGATCTTGAAGTTGTTTGCCGTAACGAACAATTTCATCACAAATTCTAGAGGGAACTGCTGATTGAAAGTACCAATAATAGTTCGTTAAGTTCATATGTCTTTATACATATGTATTATATTATTTTAAAATATTAATCAACCGTTAATGTACCACTAGCAACAAAATGAGCCACTCCACCTGATGGCGTTGGTACTAAACTATTAGATCCACAAATTGATACATAAGGATATGCTGCACTAGGGATTTTAATTAAAACAACACCAGATCCACCATTTCCTAAATCGCCTGGATAGTACATTCCTCCACCACCACCTGAGTTTACTACTCCAGTTTTAGAAGGGGCTGGTGTACCTCCACATGGAGTATTTCCTCCATTACTACCCATTCCACCACCACCTATTCCACCAGCAAATACTGAGGTAGGAGCAGGGTTTGGATTTTCTGCTCTTCCTCCACCACCACCTGCAAAGTAACCTTCACCAGGACCTGTTACAGGATAATAAGGTTGAGGAGCGGCTCCAAAAACAGGGATGGCACTTTGTCCAGCGCCACCTACCGCAATAGATCCCCCAGCAGCGGCTCCACCACCACCACCACTATTATTCCAACCTGGACCTGGAGTTCCTGGTGCTCCATCATTTCCTTGTGGTCCTCCTAATGGAGCTGGTACTGCAGGAGTGTTTCCACTTCCAGCAGAACCTGTACCTATTCCACCACCACCACCAGATCCTCCTGGATTACCTGTTTTTTGAGGACTAGGTCCACTTGATCCTCCAGCACCACCTCCTGTAGATGTAATATTTGCGGGTCCTACATTCCAAAGCGAATCCCCACCATCTGTTCCTTTAACTGTATTTCCTGGTGAAGCAGCAACTCCGCCAGCACCGATGGTAACTGTATAAGTTCCTGGAGTTGCAGGTTGGCAACTTAATGTTCTATAACCACCTCCACCTCCACCACCTTCTGCACCAGCACCACCACCAGCGACTACTAATACATCATAGTTAAAAGCTCCGATAGATGGTTTAGGCCATGTTCCTGCTACTTGATTTTGATATTGAGAGTCCATTGACCACACACCACCTGCTTTGTTTAATTCTTTTACTATTACGATTCCTGAACCACCAGCACCTCCACATTTAGGAGCACTACCTGCGCCACCACCTCCTCCACCACCAAGATTAACTGTACCGGGTGTTGCTACACCTGACGGACCTGGATATGTTCCACCCTTTCCACCGCCTCCAGCTCCACCACAACCAAGACCATAACCTCCGCCACCACCTGCATATACCGTTGGAGATCCACTAACACATGAAGTTGATCCAGCACCTCCAGTGCCACCTGAAGTTGGACCGGGTGTACCTACTCCTGCAGCGCCCACAGCAGAAGCACCGCCTCCGCCTCCACCAGAGCATGCGCATGCATTTCCTCCAGCATATCCTTGGCCAGGCGTTCCAGCTGCACCACAGCTATAAGGTCCATTCATACTTGCACCACCACCAGATCCTCCGACAGTGGCAGCGGTACCGCAGTTTCCACCAGCGCCACCTCCTACAGAAGGAACACAATTAAAACTTGAAAGAGAACCACCAGTCTGAGCAGCGCCTCCACCCCCTACGACAATAGTATAAGGAGTATTTCCACAAGCAGATTGACTTAAAAATTCTTGATATCCACCGGCACCACCACCTCCACCACCATCAGTTCCACCGCCTCCACCACCAGCGACTACTAAATAATTTATGAGTCTAGTGCCTGGTTGTGTAGTGACAGTTGTTGATCCAGTACAGGTTGTACTTGTAATTTTATTTTTACCGAAAGAAGTGTTATTCTTTACTCCGATTATGCCGCCGTTTATTGAACCTGCTGGCTGTGCCATTTGAGTCTCCTATGCGGATACCCAAGCTAAAGCTGATGCATCCCAATTGAAATTATTGACTGGATCTGAATCATCAGTCGCAGTCCATTTTTGACCTGCTTCATCCCAACTTATAAATTTTGGATCTTCTTCTGTTCCTGTATCAGTTGGTCGTGTAACTGGTGCTTGCCAGTCATCATTTTCATCTAATGCCCA